GAAGAGCCAACATATACGGCACCCGGTAGGTTTGAAAAATCTTCAGCCATCATTTTTCCTTATATACAAGTCTGCCATCAGGGAGTTGAACAAAAGAGCCAGATGGCACATCATCCCATTCGCTCCTTTTAGTTAAAACGATTGGAGTCAGATACATCCCTTCTGCTTGTGGTTGATCATTGCTTGCTAGCTTTGATTGAATCTGACGCTCAAGCTGATCAATTTGTGCGATCATAGCCGTTTTCCCACCCTTGAGCGCTTCTTTCGAGGCGGGGTTCATTAATAGGCTGTCAAGAATTTGAAAGTCGCCGCCCACAAGTGCGCCTAATTCTTCTAGCTCTTTAATTTTAAGCCGAAGAACCGTGGCTAAAGAAGAAGCGCTTGCCATTCTTTCTGTTGGTGTTCCTGCTGTGCCTGAGAGAATGTCGACCCTGCCAAAGTCCTCAGACATTATCATGTTTCTATATTGGTTGAGGAGGCCGCCCATAGCAGTGATATTTCTGCCAAACTTTGATTTTCTAAGTGCCTCACCGCTAGGCTTAACCGTTTCTGTCGGCTCGACAAAGCCTGCGGGCTTTGGGAATTGAGACATATTTGCGCCGGGGATTGTCTGGATTGTTTCGTTCCCATCTCTATCGAAAGACCTCATTGTTGTCGGCGCGGAAACCTCGCCATAGGCCAGAGAGTAAGCCTGTTCCTCTTCTTGCGTTGCGGTTCCGTCCTTTATCTTAGGGGCAAGGTCAATAATCATATTAAAGGCTCCGGGCTTAAATCCTGAACCCTTAAACATGCCGCCAGTAGCTTTTGCTGCTTTAATGTCTAAGTCAGCCGCCTTATAAAGCCTATCAAACTCCAACGCCTCACGCTGGGCTTGCTCTGCACTCGCCCTGTCGTATGCGTCAATCGCCGCCTGACCCATGACGCCAAGACCTTGCGCGAATGATGTCGGCTGCATCTGCGGCCCTGCGTACTGCAACCCAGCAAGAGCGCCAGCCAATGCGCCGCGAGTTTTAGGGGCAGATAGAGGTGCTGGCCCACCCGGAACCTGTGTCAATGTCTGCTGCTTTTGAGCAGCAAGCTGCGCTGCCTGTGCTAACTGGCGGCGCTGCATAGCCCTCTGCATCGACAACATATCCTGCGGCAGCACACTCTCTGCGATAGTAGAGGCGGGGGTTGTCCGTGTCCGACCGTCAGCCATTGTCACGCTTGAGAAGGGCGTTGCACTGCGGCGCATAAGGTCGCCGCTTGGGAACGGCTTCAGTCCGGGTCGAATTTCAGTCATCTAAATCTCCTATGCTCCAAAAAGGCCAAGAAGCCCACCGCCGATTGCGCCAGCGCCGCCATCCAAGCCCGGCACCATTTCGGCGAGTTTTGCCCCGCCGAGTGCGCCGGATAGTGCTGACAGTGCTGGCTGTCGGTAGACCGGCTGCACAGTGTCAGACCCCATCGTCCCGCCTTGAACCGCCGCCATGTAATTTGCCAAGGATGACAGTGGCTGCTGCTGCTCAAAATTGAAGCGTTCAATATCAGCCGCAAGTTCTGCTTGCGCCTGTGACTCACGGGCCGCGCCAACCCCCGCGAGGGTTTCGAGGTCAGCGAATCCAAACTGCCTTGCGCCCGGAGCCTGTGCAATCGCCGATTGCTGTGCCTGATAAGCCATCGGAGCCAAAGCCTGTGCAATCGCACCCTCACCGTAACCAGAGCCGTATCTGCCAGCCTGAGAGACCCTGCCCTGCATCTGCTCCATGACGGGCCGCATAGCCGCAGACTGTAGCGGGTTTGTACCCATCAGGTTTTGCATGACAACGTCTTGCGTGGCCTTGATAAATGGTGACCCCGTGATCGCTTGCTGCCGCAAACCAGACAGCGCCATTTCAGTGTCTGGAGAAAACCCTACGGTCGTTTGACCGGGGTAATACGATGGCTGGTCGCCGTAAAGCTGCTTTGCCTCTGATAGACCAAACTCAAGATATGGCTTTGCATATTCTGGTGGCCCTACGCTCTGCGTGACTGTTCTGGTTGACCCGCCGCCTTTACTCATCGCTAAAATCCTTCATCAGTACAACCGCGCTCTGGCGGTAGTCTTTCAGTTTACGAGACCAGCCCTTGCGACCTACGATCTCCATGCCGTTACAGCCCTGCGTTTTTGCCCAATACGCAATAGACTTTTCTGCTTCCATCAACTCATCCAAGTCACCACCCGCCAACCAAATCCGGCACACGGCTTTTTTCGGGTAGTCCACTATTTCGGTGATTATAGCAGACTTTTCCAAAGGAAAGAATTGGGCTTTGTTAGACCGCACAGCTTGCACCACATCGTCCATTGTGTGCGACCCGTCAGCGTACTCCAGCGCATCACTGATCCATCGCTCACAACGGCTCCATTCATGTGCGGCTCTGTCATCAGCCGATAATAAGGTAGGCAAAGTCAACGTCATGTCCGTGGTTCTGGTGTCCTATGACAATACTGCCGTTTGTGCTTGTGGTTTTAACATACGGTGTGCTGTGATGCAGCGACTCGCCGTAGCCGGTAAAAAATACGATGCTTTCAGTGGAGTAGCGTGGGTCAGAAACGGTTGTCTCTGTTGTGCTTGCCGCAAGCGTTCCATATCCAACACTGTTCAGACCACCATTAATTGTGCGGTTCAGCACCTCAGATATTTCGCGGGTGGTCGCAGTGACAGGATTAAGCAGTCTAAGATTAGCGGTGCGCTGCGCTATTGTCATCGCGTCCCAATGCCCCTCGCCTCAATGTCAACCCCGATGGCCTTAGACCAGCCCCCGCTTAACGATAACCTAGCCCTGTGATACCGACCCTGAGAGCGAAACGGGACAAACCCAGCGTCATTCGGTGCCGCCGCCGAGGTAAACACAGGCGTTGCAGACTGAGCGTTTCTGGTGCCTATCTGCATCGTCACATCACCCTCTTCATAATAGGGATACACCCTTGTGATCACAGAGTTCTTGCCCAGTGACAGGGGCGCCTCTGATGTCTCGATTGTGGCGGCTAATGGTGCGCCAGTGAATGAATAGATTTTGTTCCCAAATGCACCGCCAAAGAAATACTGCCCACCCTTAAAAAATCGGCTGTCAAGCTGAATGCTGATGCCATCAACGGTCGCGGAGAGGTTGTCTAGTGCGTCAACAGTGTACCCAGATGAAAAGATCGGGGAAAGCAAATCTGCCTCAACCTCTGCCAAAGACCATTTGTTTAGCGTGTAATTGTAGATGATTATTTTGTCTGGCTGGCCTGACGGAGACTGCGTGGATGTGTACGACCACATCGCCACCTCGTTAATCGGGTCAACTGAGGCAGACATGCGATAGTCATAATTCGAGTCAAAGTCGTTAAGGAAAAACTCGTTCACCTTTTCTGAGCCAATCGGAGTCGCGCTCTGACCGTTGAATGCATAAAAACCATCCGAGGCCAGATAGAACACTGTCTGGCCCACGTTGCACACTGACTCTTTAAAGGCGCAGCCGCGATCAGCGACAACCTTGTCAAATTGCCAGATCAAGGGTGGGCCGGTGTAGGTGGCTCGGAAGATCGCCTTCTCTGTGAGGACTGTGGCATACTCTCCACCGACCAGCCCCGTGATCGCGCCACTGTCTGGCAAATCTTGAAAGTCACTCTGGTTTGTGCCGGATGTCCAACTTGTTGGGTCATTAAACCCAGACCAGTAACACCTAAATGGTAAACGACCAGAGCCGGTGTCGATGTTTGCTGTCCAAACGAAATCACGCACGACTGCAATAAAGTCAGCTTTTGGCGGTGACCCGGCCAAATCCGCAAATACGCTAGACGACCCCAGAGTGAAAGACTGCGGCGTCTCTCCGACCCCGCCAGCAGCAATGACAGCATCGCCAAACTGCACAAACCGCCACCTTTCCGTGTCGGTCAGGGTATAGCCGCCACCCTTGCTGATGTCATCCAGATCATTGTCTGACGAGGCGTGCAGATACAGCTTTGTCGCATCACCAGCGAACAGCTTGGTGTTGCTGGCGGTATCTTTAGCCGCAAACAAGCCTTTGATAGTGCCTGTCGCAGCGTTGCTGTACGGCACAAAGCTGTTCATTGAGTGATAGCCGGTTAGTGCTGGCATGACGTTTGTCGCAACGGTAACGCCGTTGTTGAGCAAGTCTGCCTGATCTGGTAACCATTCCCCAAACTGGATCATAGTGTTGACCACCTTTCATCACCGCTTGCAACGGCTGTCCATGTCTCTGCGCCGACAGGCACATCTGTCCATGTCTCGTTGCCGACATCCTCTAAAGACCAATCCTCACCCGGCACAACCGCCTCTGTTTCCTGTGAAACAGTTATGGCTGACGCGCCCGACATAACAAATATGCCCGACGACTCGCCCAGAGAGGTAATCACGGCAGAGACATCTGCCAGAACGCCGCGCACTCGAACAAACGCTGCGGAGACGCTAGAAGAAATTGCAGACGAGGCACTGAACCCAAGTATTCTTTGAAGATCAGCAGTGCTTGTCACCGCAACGGATATCGCAGCCGCGAACCTCGCAATAAACGATGCTGTGGCGGCTACAGAGGCGGCTGCGGTCACAGATGCAGCAAACCCTAGTATGCGTTTCACAATGCCCGTTGTCGCGGCTGAAATCGAGACTGCGGCGCTAGGCTGTTGGAGACTTAGGTTGTCAAGCTGCTCCAAATTGCCGAAAGAGTCGATGTTGTCCATCGTACCCCAATTGTCTAGCTGCTCAAGTGTAGCCACGCTGCGCTCCGTTAGGCCGCAGTGATGTCAAGGTCACCGGCATCAATCTTTAGGATGTCGCCCGAAGCAATGGTCTTTGCCGCAGAGAACGCGCCGTGGATCAGCAAGTTTCCTGATGAGGATGCGTCAAAAATACCAAAGTGCGAAACACTACCCCACGACCCCGTGGCAGGGTCAAATTGAACGGCGCCACTGTTTGATGTTGTTCCGCTTGACGCGGCAGAGAAGGTGGCCTGTTTGCGAGAATAGTTGTTGCCAGTTAACTCAGTGCCACTGTTGTCGTCATTAAACGATGCAGTCGCCAAGCCCACATACACATTTGTCGGCATTGTGTAAGCGCCAACAGACAGGATGTGGTCGAGGATTTCATTCTCTAGGTAGTCGGACATTGCAGACATGGTTTACTCCTGTGCCGCCGCATTTTGACGCTGATAGATACTGTTGATTTGGAGTGAGCCGGTGCCGTAGTGGGCGCGTTGCTCATCGACCTTGATCTCTTCAAGTGCCATTGTAAAACGGCTCATATATTGTGAGGCTCTTGTCTCATCCATTAGATAGGCATACGCCTCTGCCAGAGACCCGTAAAGATAAGCATCGGGGCTACGAGACAGTAAGTTGTTGACAGCATTGCTATCAGACAGGGCAGTCAAACCGCCGATGTATATGATCTCTGCGGTGTAGCCACTGTCAGGGATGGGGCGCAGCTTCATTTCGCCGCCAACAATGCTAAACCCGCGTGGGCGCCCGGAGCCGCTTGACGGGTAAGCCTGATCCAGAGCCGTTGGGCTGTAATATGTGAGGACGGTCACGGGGTCGGTGTTCAATTTTACCTCGCGCACCTCGCGCAAGTCTGTTGGCAAATAGATATACTCATCGCCCGATGTGAGTGTCGCGGTGGATCGCTTCTCTTGTGATCGCGTCTCAAGTTCACGCGACATCCGTGCCTCTGCAAGCTGGATAAAATTAGGTATTTGCGCGGTAAGGTCGTCTCTCGCTAAAAAATTAGCGACAGCAGTCTTTAACTCACTGTAGGTGCTTATGCTCATATCGTGCCGCCGCCTGTCCTAAAGTCCCTGTTCTGGTTATCGTTTAACCATTTTTTCCACGCCGCTTGGTTCTCGCGCATTGGGCCAATGGTCTCAACAAGGTGATTGTACACCACCAGAGGGATTTCAGCCACATGGCTCATGTGGCGCTGCGTATTGCCGATCATGCTGCCCTTACTGTATTCACCAGACATTTGCTTGTTCAGCTTCAGAACATCGTCAAATCTTTGCTTCTGATGGATAACAGATGACCCATCGCTATTCTGCTCAATACTGACCTCTTTGCGTGTTTGCGGGTCTGTGTACAAGTATCGCTTCATGTTGTCCTCTCAAAAGGGCAGAGAGGGCGGTTACCCGCCCCCTCGCTAGTCTTAGGCGCCTGACAGGTCGAAGATACCAGCGTGGGCCTTCGGTGCCAGAACCTTCAATGACCATTCAGTGATGAGCATTGTGGCCTGTGAGTCGCCTGTGTCACCCATGTCCTTCTCAGCAAAGTTGCGACCGTTTAGTGTGCATAGTGATGCAAACTCAGGGTCGAGGAGAAAGATTTTGTCGTTTGACATAAAGCGAGATGGTGTCGCCTCAATCGTGCCAAAATCGGTCAGGATGACAGAGACAGAGCCAACATAGGTGGTGGCTTTAGCAGCAGTCATGTTGACATCATTTGAGACAAGGTTGCCACTAGCAGCCAAGTCAGACACGTTGGCACGGTTAGTAGCAGATGCCAGAAGCATAGATGGGTTACCGCCATCTGTCCAAGCGTCCTGCATACCGTCCTCGATGAGAGCCAAGGTCAATGCCCGGTCATCTCCGTTGGTCACAGTGTCTGTGCCTGTGCCAGCAGAAAACGCACCAGCGCCAGCACCAACAGAGCCGTTGGTGATCCAAGTCATCAGCGAAGCTGACTTGCGTGGCTCAGAGCCAGAACGGGCCACGTTAGTGTCCGTGATGCTCTTTTCGATGTCGCGGCGCAACTCAATAGCCTTTAACAGCTTCTGATAGTTATGCTCACGCTCACGACCGGCTGAGTCAACCGCGTCCAAGGTGCCAGATGTTGCGAATGATTTGACGCTGATCTGGTGGTAGTTACCGAGGCGCACAGTAGGTGTAGCCGCAGCAGTAGAAATAGCCGCGCCTTCATTCACATGGTTATCGGTAGCGGCTGCTGCCAAATCCTGCACTTGCCACTCGGTAAAGATACCGTTTGATGTCTCTTTCTTCACGTTTGAGAAGAAAGGGGTCTCTGAGGGGTCAATGCGGTAAATTACATCAGCGAGTTGCTCGCGCTCACCCACTGCTGCTGCTGTTGCGAATGTAGTCATCTTTTAGTCCTTCCGGGTCATTTGCCCATTAGATATTGTAATGCGGCATCAAAACTTCCCTCTTTTTCAAGACGGGCAAGTGATTGCTGCCGCGCACGGTTAGCAACCTGTTTCTTCGTTGTAGGCTTGCCAGCTTTAGCCATTTTCGGGGCTTTTTGGGCGCGTTTCTTAGCCGTGGGTTTCTTGCCTTGAAGATTGTCCCACTGCCACGCCTTATAGAGTAATTCGATTGCGCGTGCGTCAGACGCATTTGCAATCTCTTCCTCTGAAAACCCAATTCGCCGCTGGGCATACTTAATGACCTCCTGCCTTTCGGCGTCACGGACATTTTCGTCTTGCCAAGCTGGTATCCGATTAAGCATTTCCTCGCGCTGCGTCACCAGATGTTGCTTCATTCTGACTTGCTGCTCTTGGGCTTGCTCCTGCTCTATGCGTTTCTGTTCTGCTTCAACTTGCTTGGAATACTCTTTTTGTTGATCCCATTCGGTCTTTGCTAAAAACAAATCACGCTCAGTCATTGTCTCGGCTAATGCTCTCCAGTCAGGCTCTTGCTGAGTTGTCTGCTGGATTTGGCTTTGCAGCACATCTAAGTGCTGCTTGTATGCGTCCCGTAAAGCCTTGGTCTGCTCCGCTTCGGCCTCAAATGCCTTGCGTTGCTCTGCAAGCTCCATAGAACGCTTTGTGAACGCCTGTTGGCGCGAGTAGCCAGATTGTAGTTCGCTAAGGGTGACAGCGTGTTCCTCACCGTCAATCTTGACAGTGTAAAGCTGTTCCTCTTCGTCCTCTTCTTGCTCCTCGTCCTCGTAGGCATCTTCGCCCTCATCGACATCATCATCTTCGTAGTCATCATCGGGGGCGTCTGCCGTTTCCTCTGATGCTTCAAGTGCCTCTGTCTCAGGCTGTTGAGGCTGTTCAGCCTCTGGCTGCTCTTCCGTTGCATTATCCTCTGGTGGGGTGCTTAGAAGGCTGATTGCGTCATTCATTGAAAGGGTGCCGGTCTCTGTCGAGTTGTCGGACATAAAATCACCTGTGTCTGTTGTTAAAACTATCTTGTCGCTCGATTTCATCAATCTGCATCTGGGCTAACTTACCATCCTCTATAACTGTTTGGAAATAGCCTCTTAGGGCATCCAAGTTTTGCAGAAACTGATAAACCCTCTCTCTGCTCTCCGTGTCCTCAATTTGGCTCTTTCTCCAAGCCTCATAAAAACTTTTCTCCAGATGGCTAAATGCGTCTTGAAAAACCTCATTCCTTAGCAAGTCCTCTGCTTTGGAGGCTCTCTCAACCTTCTCCCTGTTGGTCATAAATACTCCCTATAAAAGTCTGTATTCTGGCCCCATTTGAGGCGGCGATTTGAAATACGATGGTCGTGTGCCAACAGACTGCCGGAACGCAGTATTCGCCGCACCGTAGTCCTGCGGTGATCCAAACCCAGCGCCATATCGCTGGCTAAACTCAAGCAGCCCGGCGGGTGCCTGATCCAGCAATCCCATCCGCGCATATGTTCCGGCGGCGGGGGGCGCAGTCACAGCCGCGTCATCAGGGCGGGTGACCAACCGGCAAGCGTTTAGCTGCTGGTCAAAAACATAACCATCTGGGCATCGCCCCGTCTGAGGCTCCGGCGCTGTCAACTGTGGCATCTGACCGTCTGCCTCGCCCGGTGTGTTTTGCACTTGGAAGGGGTCAACACCAGTAAAGATGCCGTTTGCATCTCTAAAACCAGTGATGTTGCCGCGTAAATCCCTGACAACGCCCTGCATGGCTGCGGGGACTTGGTACGGGTTAAGCTGGGCAACCTCGCCAAGTTTTGTGGCAAGGTTACGCAAATTAACGTCTCTCATGCCAGACATATAAGACGGTAGGCCCATTAGCGCAGGGGCTGCTTGGCGCCTTTGTATTTCGGCAATGTCGGCTTGCAATTGCCTCAATGCGGCCTGTTCGCGCTCTGCCGCCTCTGGCGCCCTTGGCGCTGTTTGCGCGGCGGCGTAGATTGCTCTCTGCTGGTTTATCTCAGCAGCTTGCCTTGCCCTTGCAGCCTCTGCTGCCCTTTCGCCACCAGCGCCCCTCTGCTGTGATCCTCTAGCAGTTGTTGACCTTTGTGCTTGTGTCAAACCTCTTGGTGGCATGTTAAACCCTCGGCAAGTTGGTTGAGATTTGTGCGTCTGTGACAGCCTTAGCCACACGCAGTTCAGCTTCGGCTTGGAGTTCCTGCTGCCGCAGTTCAGCGTCCATAATCATCTTCTCACGTTGCAGCGCCAACTCAGCTTGCATCTGCTCACGCTTTAACTCAAACTCCATCGCCATCTTTTGACGATCAAGTTCGAGTTCCTGCTGCATCTTCATCATCTCCGGGTCAGGCTGCGGGGGTTGCTGCGCTTGCATCTGCGCTTGCTGCTCAATCATCGCCGGAGAGTTAAAGAACAGATCAGCGTCCTTGAAGCCGCCAATCTCAGCGATAGACCGCAGAGTATTAACGTACTGAGACATTGATACGACAGGGTTTTGCGGCCCAAGCTGCATCAGGATTTGCTCCTGCTTCGCGGCAATCTGGGTCAGGAACGCAATCTTTGTCTCATCGTCAGTTGTGCCAAGGCCAACCTGAACGACAACGTCAAACTCGCTCTGCCACTCGGCAGGGTTGATCGGGACAAATTTATTACGAAGGCGCACGGTGCGCTGCTTGTTGTCGTACTTTGTCAGAAGGTGCAAAATACCTTTGAAGAGTTCCTTCACACCCGTCTCGGCAAAATTACGCGCAATGCTCTCCTGCTTGACCTGTGCGCCGCGCACAGTGGCAGCGACCGCCGAGGCAGTAGTTGACTGCAAGGCGTCAGGAGATAGCCCCATTGACGCCGCACTGATGCCTGTCCTGTTCTCTTTGATGCTGTCCATATATTCCATCAGGGGCCGGATTTCGCCGCCCACTGGCGCACCAGATATGGACTGCAACATGCCCGGCTGACGGACACGGATCACACCGCCCGGAGACGCCGACAGAAGATCGTCAAGATTTACCTGACCCTCGACAGCAGCAACGCGAGGCATACTGCTGGAGTAAACGCTGTCCAGATACTGCCGCATCAGCGTGGTCTTGATGACTTGCAAGTCCTCTGTGAGATCATAGATGCTGCGACCGATCAAACGGTGCGGAACCATAATCGGAGTGACAACGGCAAACGGGATGTGGTCGAAAGGCTCATTGTGCAGGATGTGCGACCCGCCATCTCCAATCGCGCAGATTCGGCGGCGCTCGGCAATGCCATCGCCATCATAGTCCACGTTCATTATGCATTCGTAATAGATGACCTCGCGCAGAGCAGGGTCTGCCGGATCAGTGCCGGTTGCGGCCTCTAGGTCTTGGAAACGGCTAACCCGTTCACGGTCAACGTCAAGATCAGCAGACCCCGCGTGCCTCTCAACCTCTTCCTGATCGTACCCCATCGCCACAAGGTCAGAGACCGTCATGGTCGTGCGGTGCGCCACAAAGTAGGCGTCCTCTAGGCTCTCAGCGCGGCGGGAGACCAGAAACTCCTCTGGCGGCACGTTAATGATCTTGATCTTGCCAGAGCGCCGTGTGACGCGCACAGAGAGGTCATATTCGCTGGCGAGAGGGATCATGGTGACCCCATCCTCAGACAGCATCGTCTCGGTGACAGTCTCTTCCTGCGATACTATCTCAACGTCTGGGTCGTTCAAAAGCAGAACAAGCTCTTCTTCAGATAGACCGTTATATTCCTCTTCGTTCACCTCTTCGGTCTCGTCATAGAAATACTTGACGACCCCAAGCCGGAACATCAGCGCGTCTTTGAACCAAGTGTGGAATATTCTATAGCCGGGGTTATCGTGATTAATGACAAAGTTTGTCATGTCCGTGGCTTGCGCCGCACCCTCAACATCCTCGGCGGTGCGCGGGGCAAACCGCACATACTCATCGTTGGTCGTGAACACTCGCATCAGGTTAGGCATAAGCTGCTCAACCGTATCCGCAAAGGTTGTGTCTACAACGGACGACTTGCCAGCTTGCTCATTGCCAAGTGGCTCACCCAGATAAAAATCAATAGCCCTAAGACGCTCTTGCGTGTATTCGCTATCGAAATGGTTTAGCGAGTCAACAATCTCTGACGAGACAATGCTGCCCAGCTTATAGTCATCCATCTTTGCCATGTTCAGCCTCTAATCTGCGTACTTGCCCAGCTTCGTATTGTGGCCCGGATTGCGGCGTGGCTTTCGCACTGGCGGGGTGACAGGGGCTGGGCGCATAATTGCATCGCCGCCCATCATCTCATTCATGGTGCCTCTGCGTGGCTTTGGCATCGGCGGGGTGACCTTGGATTTCTTACCGTACATCATTTCTTAACCTTCTTTGCAATGCGCTTAAATGTTGAGGATGGCTCAGGCGCTTTTGTTACTGTCGGGCCTTTTGTGGTGTTAATGTTGAGCGTTGGAACCTTGATCTTCTGCTTTGGAATCTGGTCGTTTTTGCCTTGAATGCAGCGCTGCATGTTTTCGCAGCGCCCACGGTAGGGACAGTTATCACAAACAATCATTACTTGCCTCTTGCTTTCTTGTATATGTCTTTGTCGGCGGTGCGTGCCTTGTCACCCCGCATGTAGCTATTGACCCTGCCCATGCTCCAAGCCGCCATTGGCACGTTGCGTGATCCGCTTGAAAGGTACGCGCCCTGACCGCGCCGGTATACCTGAGCGAGTTCGCCGTATGTAAACTTGCTCTTGTCTGCCTTGGCACGGAGCGATTTCTTTGTTGCCTCGGATAGTGGCTTTGCTTTAGGCACGGCCCCGTCTCCCTTGTTTTGCTCTGGATTTGCTGACAGCCCCTACGTCTATCTTCTTGCCTTCCTTGTACGCTTTAGCAGTCTTTTTGATCTCAGCCGCCTTGCGTTCCTTAGATTTTGCTCCCGCAAGATACTTCTTCGGAACGCCGGTTTTCTTATCTTTCGGGACATTGGGGAAGCGCCTCACCATTACTTTTTCTTCCCGCCCTTGCCTTTTCCATAGTGCTTACCGGGCATCTTTCTTTCTCGCTTTCTTCTTTGCTGCTTCGGACAAATCGCTAAAGTGATAGACGCGCTTGCTGTTTGGCGTCATGCGAGCGCCGGTCATTATGACGCCATCATTGTGCTTGTGGATCGCGCCACGATGCTTTTTGCCATCTCGAAAGTAATGCAACCCCGCCGCCATTTAAGACCCCTTCTTCCATTTCTTAGACGGTGACTTGGTCTTTTGTGGGTTCCACTTAACCTTCGCCGCCCAATACGCCGCAGACAGCTTGCCCTTGGCGATGTTTTTAGCGTGGCGGCTCTCAAACGCCTTGCGCTGACCAACCGTCTGATTTGTCTTTACGCCCTGCTGACCAAAGCGAATAACCTTGACCGTGTCGCCCACCTTCGCCACGACCACATGCGACTTGGTCGGGTGGCTGGGGGTGCGCTTGGGCATATTGTAACCTTGAACGCCAAGTTTGGCTAGGCGCGGGTCTTTAGGTGCGCTTGGGGCCATTAGAGGATGCCCTGACCAGTTAACCCGCGCCTAAACATATCGCCAAACACCGACACATCATCTGCGACCTGTGGGGTGATTGGGAATAAAATGTTTCTTATTTCTGAGCTTCGGCGGTCAGATGAAGGCTCCTTTCCTTCGAGGCGGCGTCCTGCGTAAAAATCTGGGATCATCAAAATTCGCGGTACTGGTGTCTGTAAGGTGCCATAATCTTGCCCAGATATGCCCTGCGCGTATGTCTTGTGAAAGTCAGGAAGATTTCCCCCGCCGCCAACCATTGGGGTCATTGGGTCTGCGTCAAACTCGACAATCCGTGCGCCAGTAGGAGATAGCTGGCCCGTTGGGTCGTTTACACGGCTACGCATCGATGGATCGGATACGATTGCCCGAACCGCCGAAACGTCAGGGAACCCTTTATCTCTAAACGAACCCTTTTCCATAATGTCAGCGATAGCCTTTCTCGCCCCACCCTTGCCCTCTGAATACAGATATGACTCAACGTCTGGGCTAGTGATGCCGGGAAAGTCCTTAAATGGCTGGGTGGACACCTTCACCTTTTTGCCATTCTTCATCACAACATTACCGTCTTTAATCAAATCCTTTGAGACAATAAACGACCTGACGCTTTCGTCAAAGTCATCAATCTTTTTCTTCGGTATCCAGTCAGCTTGCTTTGTCATGTCAACAAGCACATCAGCCACATGATGTGAAAAGTCGTTAGACCGTGCGCCCATAGCAGTGTAGACGCCCAACAAACCGGGGTTTTCACGCGCCTGTTTTGCGTATCCTGAGATCACACTAGGGTGCGAGGCCCACACAAGGCCGAGTTCCCGCGAAAGTTCCTCTCTGGGAAAGTCCTTGCCGCCCTGCATCCTGACGGGGTTCTTCAGCTTCACGCCCATAACGTGCGTAATCTCCTGACCCGCCATCGTCATGTCTCCGGGCATCAACTTTGCCGTGCGCCCAATCAAGCCCTGAAGGTCGATATATTCCTCATCAACTAAAGACTTTAGATCGCGCAAAACCGTGCCGGGGGCGTTTGCATCTGGCGCGGCCCTCTTTAGGTTCTGGAAGCCGGGGTCTATTAAAAGCCCCTTGTCAGCTACATCCTGAGTACGCGCACCATACTCATACGCAATCTGGGGCAACCGTTCAGTTTCACCGGGGGTGCGTGGCAGTTGAAACTCTGCCGCAGCCTCATATAGCGAGGCCTCTTCTGGAGACATTTGCCAATTGCCGGTACGGGCGCCGATCTGTTGAGCCAGCGCGGTATCTTGTAAGCGTCCACCAGAAGCGCCAAGCACGTTTTCGCCAGCCCTCATAGCGCCGATAGAGCCGCCCAGCAGATACTCCATAGGCAGCAAAGGGTTTGCCTCAACAACCTCGCCCTCTGGCGTCACAAGCCCAGAGGCGCCCTGCGGGGTCTGCGTCATTGCGGTGTAGTAATCCTCTATCTGGCCCGCCATAGCGCCGGGGACAGCCTTCGCGCCCTCGACAAGCATCTCGCGCTCTTCCTCGCCGCCAGTCAGCAAGCCGCCTAGATAGTCGGCAGCAGAGGACGCAGCGCGGTAGGCTGGCATGTACTCAATGCCCGTCTCAGGCTCACCATACACGGCTGGCGTGGTGACGGGGTACATCAGGCCATCCATCTCCTCAAAGCGCGTCTGTGAGGGGCTGACGATCTCCCGCCGCGTGGGTGTGAATGCGTCCAGAAGGCCAGCGATGTCAAATAGACCGGGGGTGCGCCCGTAAT